TCAACATATTGTCCTGAACCACCCTGTGATGAGAATGAAGAACAAGTTTGTACATAAGGTGATTTGGTTAAAATTTGACCTTCGGGGTCAAGCACCATAATAGCACCTTGGTGTCTTCTAACGGTAATATTTCTTAAAATTGTTGCGTTGTTAACCAAGAACACATCACAGTGTTGGTTAAGCATTTTTAATTCAATTACAGTATTGTTAGGAATATCATCTTGTAGTGTTGTTGTAGTTGTTAGGTTGATATCGCTATAAAGTGATAAATCTGCTCTTGTAAAATCTTCTACACCATCAGGATCAAAACTAATTTCTTTTACGTAGTATGTTGTACCATTGTATGTAAAGTATTGTCCCCAACGTGGATAGTAAACTAGATCTTTTAATCTAATCTGTGCCGCACCTGTTTGGTTAACACCTACACCAGTGTCGGCTCTTGAATATTGTGAGTCATAGTGATTTCTAAATCTTGCGGCCTTAGGTGTACCAGTACCATTGTAACGTTTTTGGTCACCACGTTCAAATGTTAAGTCTAATGCACGTTGTGGTGGTCTTACACCAACTTTAGATTGAATAATGACACGTCTAAATTCGTCACCTTTGATTGAACAGTTCTCAGGTAAAACAATAGGTGTTAGTTCTTCATAAAAACCTGATTCAATATGAATAGTTACTTCAGGCAGTGGAACATTTTGTTCTCTACCTTGTCCGCCGATCTTAGCAGGTAATGCACCTAGTCCGTTAGTAATAACATCAGTAACAATATCCATCAAGTTACCAATTTCAGCACTTGCTCCTGCTTCTACAACAACAGATGTGTCAATAAACTGTTTAGCACCACTTTGATTGCTGTAAGTACCTTCTAGTACAGGTAAGTTGCCTAAGCCGTTAGTAATAACGTCAGCAATCATATTCATTAGTATATTAATTTTTGTACTTGCCGCCGATTCACCGTTATTTGAATTTGTAACCTGTTCTGTTACACTTTGTCTTGAAGTGTATGCTGTGTTTAAAATAATGTAATTTCTTACTAGGTCTTTAGTAAAGTTTAATGCATCAACTGTTTGTGGCTGTTGACCTGCAACATAACTTGTAGCACCATTCCAATATCGTGAAGCATTTTCTCTAGATTCACTGTTACCGCCATATTTTAAATCAAAACTAATACCATCAAGAATAATTTTTACATCACGCTCACATTTTGTTTTGTCGTATGTAAATCCGTTCCATATACCGGCACCTGCCGCAATTTGTGCTTCAATGTAAGCAATAGTCTCATCTGCAATGTACTCTCTGTTTGCGTCAATAAGTGCAACAGCATTTGGATTTTCTGTGTTTGCTGGAGCAACATAAGCAGTATTTGTCAACACATTGTTTTGAATTAGATCCTTAGCAAATTCAAGTGCCGCAACAGTTTCTGTCTGCTGTCCTGCTACTCTTGACGTAGCACCGTCCCAATAAGAAGCCGCCGCATCAACTGTTTTTGAGTTACCAACATAGGTTAAGTCAAAACTAACAGCGTCAATAATTAAACCAATATCACGAAAACATTTTTCTCTGTTGAATGTAAAGTTAGAAGCAAAGTCATCTGAATTATCACCGTCATTGATTTCTGCTTCAATATATGCAAGTGTTTCGCGTTGAATAAATTCTCTGTTGTTAACAAACAATTTGTTTGCTAGTACATAAGTTGTATCTTCAGTACCGTCAGCCGCCATATTAACTGTGTATGGTCCAGGCTTTTTACCAGGTACAGGGAAAATAACATCACCAGTTAGTAGACCTTGATCCTTAAGTGTAATGTCACCTTTAATAATTCTTTCTGCATAGAACGCCGCTTCTCTAACATTGTCAAATGCGTATGCTAAAGAACGACCAATTTGTGTTCTGTCAACACCGTCAGCAATCATTTGCTGTTCTGTTCTACCATTGGTGCTTACAAATAAATTTTTCTTACTTGTAAAACTGTTGTTGTCTACATATTCTTTTGTTGCCGCTTGTAAACTGCTTGAAGTAAATGTAGGTGATTGTGATAGAACCAATGGTCCTGTCATTGTATCACCAGCAAGTCTTACTTTTGTATCAGCATATTTTTTGTTTACTGCTTCGTCTTGACTGTTTGGTACTCTTGGCTGTCCTGAATTTTGTAATCTAACAATACCTGTTGCAGTATCACCTGCGGCATCTAAAAACTTGTCATCCGCATATTTTTTAGTAACAGCATCTTGATCTTTTTCTGGAGTACCTAAGTTCTCAATCAAGAATGTTTGTGCATTCAAGTCACCACCTAGTTCTGGTGTAGTATCAAGTCTAATTTCTGTACCAGTTGTTCTAAGTGTTAATTTAGTAGGATCTGAAGTGAAGTCGATAGCAATACCTTCACCTTCGATAGTTCTTAAATTAACAGCATCGCCTGCTGTATTTGTAGCAAGTACTTTGTTTGGAGCCAGTGTAGATGGAGTGTCGTCTAATGATGCAAACGTTAATCCGCCGCCTAGTCCTAATGATGCATAGATTTCAGTAAAGTTTTGATTAACTTTATTAAAACCTTCCCTGATACTATCGCCTGTAGCATCATTACCAGTAGTACCAATATTAATTACTTTACGTGCCATCTAGTTATACTCCAAAACTTTCGCCGCAACCGCATGACGAAGTTGCATTAGGGTTGCTTATATTCATATAAGAACCAAAAACTTCTTTCTTAAAGTCTATTGTAGTACCCGCTACATACAATAAACCTGCTCCATCAATAGCAAACTTGCCATTGCTTAAATTAAAAATCTCATCATCATCAGCAACTGTGTCTACTGCGTCCCACTGATATGTAAAACCAGCACAACCACCGCCTTTAACACTTAATTTAACGTACTTTTTGCCTTCTTTAGCAAGTACGCCTTCCATGTGTTCTTTCGCTGATTCAGTCACATTTACTATGCTCATGATAATATTTATGTTATTATTCTATAATCCGAATGTAAAGTGTAAATACGAGCATGTATATAAGAACAGATATTATTACCAAGTCCTATATGCGTAAGTCTAAAGCAGGCAAATACCACCCTTACACACGTAAATCACAAATAGTAGTTTTTAAATGCGATCAATGTGAAGAAGAATTTATAAGAGAAAAGGGCAAAGTGGATCCTAGACGTTTAAGCAACAACTATTTCCACGTTTGCCCTAAATGTGATCCTAAACGCTTTGCTCAAAAGCGTGGTGTTGCGAAACGTTTAGTATGGGACATGTCTGTAAGCACAGACAAGCCAATTGGTAAATTATAATTACTCAGACTTCCAAATAGTCCAAGCACCATATGCGATTGCCGCGTAGGCTAGTAATCCTGCTAAAGGTTTTGCAATTAATACTACAATACCTAGTGCGATTAGAGCCGCACCGTCCCAAGAAGTTCTTTCTGTGAAACGCTTTGATACCCAACCTTTAAATTTATCTAACATAGTAATCTCCTTATTTTTTAGGTTTTACTGCTTTCCATAATTGATCAACTAATTTTGCTTTAGTTAATCTTCTGTCTAACTCAATGCCGTGTTCTCTACCTAGATGTTCTAGATCTTTTTTCGGCCATTTCGCTAGTTCTGCTTTTTTCCACACAACAGGTTTATCAAGCACTAAAGGCTCTTCAGTTTTTGCTGGCGTGAAAATATTTTTAAACCACTTAAACATTTTATTCTCCTTGTAATCTGTCGTTGACTATTGACCAATTAATTATGCGCCATATATCGTTCAAATACTTGTCTTTAGTTTTGTCAAGTAAGTAACTATGTTCCCACATATCAACTAACATTATAATTTGTGTTCCTGGTTTAAAGTCTTGATTTGCTATAGTATCAACCTTGCCTTTGATATCCATATATACCCAACCACTTCCTTGTAATTTTTTAGCGGTATCTACAAATTTTTCTTTAAATTTTTGAAAGGATCCAAATTTCTTATCGATCAATTCTAGTGATGCACCTGATGGTGTATTTCCTGATACTGGAGGCTGCAAGTGTGCCCAATATAAATTGTGCAAATGTGCGCCACCGAAGTTAAAAGAATCGTCACCTTCTTTATTATTGTAGCGATCAACATATCCTTTGGAAAGTTTTCCATAGTGTAAATCAACACTGTCTTTGCTCATTACTGGTTCTAGTGCATCTCTGCTGTATGGCAGTGGATTTAGAACAAGCACAGCACGTTTAGTATCTGCTTCTACAATAATATCTTTCAGTTCTTTTAACATCAAGAGTATTTATTATAAATATTAGTGTCGGAGTAGGAAAAGAGGAAAACGGTGGACACCCTTGTATTAAATGCTGATGCCAAACCATATTCTATACTACCATTAAGCACAATTTCTTGGCAAGAATCTATTAAACAGTTGGTTTTAGAACGGGTAACCGTTTTAGAATGGTATGATGACTGGATTATTAGTTCACCTAGTTGGGAAACAAAAGTGCCAGCAGTTGTTATAGTAAAAGACTATGTAAAGAAAAACACCAAAGTAAGATTTTCAAAATATAATTTATTTTTAAGAGATCAATTTACCTGTCAATACTGTGATGAACAATTACCTCATAGGAATAAATGCACTGTTGATCACGTTATCCCTGTCAGTCGGGGCGGCAGGAATGGATGGGAGAACTGTGTTACAGCGTGTTCACCCTGTAATATATCGAAAGGCAATTCCTTATATCCCAAACCCAAGCGTGAGCCTTACAAACCTACCTACTACGATCTAATCAAAAACAAAGAACTTTTACAATTAAAAATAAAACACAGCAGTTGGCACAACTACATTAGATAGATTCATAAAGAGCAATACTTGCTAGGTTCTTAGCCTTTGACTCTACCATAATATCTGCATAGTCGTTAAACTGTAGTGCCCATTCATTAACAGAATTGTTCCACATAAAGTCTGAATGCGCTCTCAGTTTCTGTTTCTTGTACCCTTGTTCAAGTAACTGCTCCATATCTGGCATTACGTTAGGATCGTGTCCGACAAGTACATCTTCACGTGATACTGAGTAATGTATAACAGGACGTACACCACGCCAACTATCTACTATGCGACTAAATCTATCGTCGGTGGGTTGAATGTATTCTCCACTATTGACCCAGTGATGGTGTATGTCAAGAACGAGGGCAAGGTGGTCTGCAAGTTCGAGGCTTGCGTCGATACCCCAGGACATTTCGTCGTTTTCGATCGTGATTGTGTTTCTTGCTTCTGGCGAGAGTCTCGGTAATACATCAATGATGCCTTGTGGGCCTTTTCGACCGGAGATATGCACATTGCATTTCGCATCTTGAAATGATTGACCGTAACCCATCCAGCGGAAGACATCGGTGTGATATTCAAATTCTTCTATGCTCCTTTCTACAATGTCAGGATTATCTGACGCAAGTACAGTAAACTGACCAGGATGCATAGACACCCTAACATCAAGTTCACGAGCCTTTGCGCCAACGTGAGCAAAGTTGGTCTCGCAATATTGTCGTACATCAGGCTTGCGCCAGAAGTAAGACCAATCAGACTGAGTATAAACAGGTAAGACGTCACTTCCCAACCTAACCATTCGTAATTCATTTGGTAGTCCACCTACATAGTTAACAAGATTAAAATAAGATTGTATGTTATGGACCATAATGTCCCATAGACGTTGTTCAGCAACTTCACGTGTTTGCCTGTTAAGCCACGCAACAGTAGTTGATCTTGTGTTCAATGGACGCTGAATCTCCTCAAGAAGTTTCTTCTTCTGAGTTTGATCAGGGTGCATATATTTGCAGGCAAAGCCTATTCTTTTCTTAGTATTTTCCACGTTTCTTCCCAGTTTTTAACATTATAGCAGAGTCCAAGGTCGTTGTCAATGATTTCTTTCTTTAATGGATAATCATTTCCTTCAGGATGCATAGCATCTCCAAAAAAATGTAATTCGTCTTTAGGATCAAAATCTCTAAGTATCTGGGATTTGTCGCAGCCTTTTGGAAATATATCAATGCCTGTTTCGCCTCCTACTACTGCTTTGCAGTCAGGAAACATTATATTAAATGCCTTCGCTATTCTATTGCGTTCATCTATTCTTACATCGTGTTCTACGTATAATTTTCTTTCACCTAGTGTAGCATTTCTTCCTACAACACTAAAGTTACACATACCAGGACGATGTTCAAAGTGTAAACCTGTGCGTAAAGGAAATTCACTTTCAGTCATACACTGTGTCAAAAATTTAGTTTCTTTTTCAGGAAGTGTCCACTCACTAGTGTACACATTTTTATCTTGTTCCCAAACATCGCTGCCAGAACAGTTGTATACCCTATTAGCAAAGTTGTATACCATAGAGCCTACTTGTTCTAAAGTTTTTAGACGATCACTACCTGTAACAAGGTAAACCATATTGTGTTCTTGGAAGCCAGTAAACCAACGTTGGAACTCAGGATTCATTTCCTGTCTGCTAGGTGTAAGTGTTCCGTCTACGTCGAATATAAATCTACGAATCATAAGTATACCATCCAGTTATAATATATTTGTATCCATCGTATATAGGATTTCCTCTATGCGGGTGTGTATATCCAGCAGGCCAAAATACTAACTTACCTTCCTCAGGTTTTACCTTTACACCCTGATATAAGTATTCTGTTTCACCACCTTCTTCTACATTGTTGAGATACAAAGTATATGCAACAAGTCTATTACAACTTGCTAATCCGCCATCTTCAACGTGCCAAACGTGGTATCCTTGTTTAGGACCTGTTCTCTGAATACACATTCCTTTTGGACTGTGTCCTTCTATAGTTTCTAATATATCATACTCTCCGACATACTGATCGTAGTACTTGTGAATCGTTTGGAAAAAGTGTTGACAGAACTGATGATCGTAATATTGAATGCCATTACCTGGCGCCCAATCATACATTACTCTGTCGTCTTGATTTTTCTTGATATTGTTTTGCTCAATAGTCATCCTTTGAGAATGAAACATCTCAAAAACTTCTATTGCTTTTTTACAATATGCTTCATCAAACGCATTGTGATATTCTTTTATAAATGTATCTTGTTTCATTTCCAATTATCTAATACAAATGTATCTCTGCATTGTGAAGGATTAGGCTCGCCGTGGAAAACAGCAATACAACATTCTGGATCTGGTTTAACATCATCCCTGTCAGTTTTGAACTGTCTTACTCCGTGTGCCATTCCTAGTTCTTGTCTTGACCTAATTTCCCACTTATAACTTTGTATCCATTTATCTGGCCAAAACTTTATTACTTTCTTCGCCTGTGCCCAAGTCCAGTCTTGATCACCTGCCATACGCATTGCATTATCTGGATTTGCCTTAAAGTTTTCGTATATATAATTCTGTGTACCTGCATTCCAGGCCATAATTGAACTATTTAAGTATCTATATCCTGGATGAAACTTTCTGTTAAAATCTCTAATACCTACGAAATCATCTCTCCACATAGTTGCTAATTTATCTATATTATTATGTATCACAACATCGAGGTCCATATATAATATTCTTCCCGGAATTGGAATATCAGGAGCAAACATATGTACTTTGTGCCACCAACCTTTTTTATAGCCTTGATTAGTTCTTAAAATATTAGTAACACCTTCTAAAGGCTTAGGATCATCAGTCAAGCACCAAAATTTGTAAGGAACATTTAAATGTCTTTCTACCATATTCCTTAGTTTTACTACATAATCTTGGCCATACTTATTACCAAAGCGAACACAAAGAACATTTATCTCTACATTAGTATCTGCTTTCTGTACTGCTGTAGCAAGTCTACGTGCTTCTTCTGCGGCACGATGTTGTGCTTTTCTTGCTTTACGCTGTTCTTTAGTTTCTTTGGATTTGTCGAATACCATTAACCATCATCCTATCCTGTGTAAGAATATTTAACAATGTCTGCGACAACTGTTTTAAAATCTTTTAAGTGTAATGCATTAGGCCCATCGCTTGGTGCATTGTCTGGATCTTCGTGAACCTCTAAGAAAAAATTAGTTACTCCTAAAGCACTTGCAGCACGAGCCAACCCAGGAACATACTCCCTATTGCCGCCGCTACTAGTTCCGTTACCACCTGGCTTTTGAACTGAGTGGGTAATGTCGTAAACCAAAGGGCAATCAACATTATCAAGAACATACTGCATACCAGTAAAATCAGTGACCAAAGTATTATAACCAAAACTAGTTCCTCTTTCTGTAATCCATACTTCTTTAGCACCTTCTGTTTTTGAAAGAATATTTTCTATATCCCACGGTGCAAGGAACTGTCCTTTTTTGATGTTAACAATTTTTCCTGTTTTACAAGCAGCACGGACTAGGTCTGTTTGTCTGCACAAGAATGCAGGAATCTGTAATACATCGATAATATCATTATAGTATGCCCCAATTTTTAAAATTTCATTTACGTTATGAACATCTGTAATAATATTTAGATTAGGTATTACCTTTTTAAGACTTGCAAAGTCTTGCATAGTGTTTTGTAATCCCTGTCCTCTTTTGCTGTTAATGTTTGACCTATTTGCTTTATCGTAACTTGCTTTAAAAATATAATCAATACCGTGTTTATCACAAACACTTTTACATTCTTTAGCAATTCTTAAACTTTGTTCAAGGGATTCGTGTTGGCAAGGTCCTGCTATAATTCTAATTTTATGCTTCATAGATTGCACTGTTTGCTCCGTGTTCTGCACACTCAACTTTAACACAATAGCAACGATTGTTTGTTGCTTCTCTAATAAGTTTGTCAGCAAACTTAAATGCGTGTTCCGCAAATTTCTCTGCACCTACACCTTCAAAGAATCTAATTTCTGCAAGATCTAAATCTTGTA